CGTCATCATCCGCGAGTGCGCTTCACGCCCGAACTCTGGGCCAAATGGCGAGCGGCGCGGATGCCGAATGAGCACACCGTGACATTGCGCGAAGGGCTGGAGGAGTTCCGGGCATTGCTTGCCAAGGCTGAGCGGCGGCTGCTGCGCGGGAGAGCCTCGTGAGCATCCGCTGGAGCGAGGAGGATTTCGCGCGCTACCAAGGCAGCCAGGGCAAGAAGCCGAGTCCTAAACGGAACGGCCTGAAGTACCACAATCACCGCGTGCAGTGGCAGGGCGAGGAGTTCGACTCCAAGCGCGAGTTGGATACCTACCATGCCTTGGAGGCTGCACGAGTGGCCGGCCAGTTCCGCGCAGTGGTGCGCCAAGTGAGCATGCGACTACCCGGAACCAAGCGTCGCATGCGAATCGATTTCATGGTGGTCGAGCCCAACGGAAGTATCCGCTGGCTCGATGCCAAGGGATACGCAACTCCCGAGTGGAAACTCAAACGCGACCAGGTAGAGCAGGCCTACGGAATTTCAATCGAAACTGTGTGAGGAGCAACCATGTCCAGCCCCAACCCGATCCCGACTATCAATCCGAATTTCTCTGAGAAATGGCGGAAGGTTGTCGGGTGGGAGGGATACGAAGTCTCTTCCAAAGGTCGGGTTCGCAGCGTCGACAGAACAATAAGAGACAGGTATGGGAAACCAATTCGCCTGCTCGGAAAGATGTTGTCGCCGAATTCTGATCCTGATGGATATTTATTGGTCGCTCTCTGTAATACCGGAAGACGTCGCACAAGGAAAATACATCATTTGGTACTGGAGGCTTTCATTGGTCCGCGCCCCAATGCGGCTTCAACATGCCGGCACATTAATGGCAATCGCGCGGATAACTCAGCAGCTAATCTGGCATGGGGAACTCAAGAAGAAAATGATTTGGATAAAGATGTCCATGGCACACGCCCCCGGGGGGCGTCTCATGTCAACAGCAAGCTTGGCGAGATGGATATTCCGCGGATACGCGAGTCGCGGCTTTTTGGCGCAAAGATGGAAGATCTAGGCAAAACCTACGGAGTCGGATCGAAAACTATTCGCGATGTAATTGTAGGCAATACTTGGAAACATCTTTAGGAGAGTTTAAATGTCAATCCCAACAATAAATCCTGCAACGGCTTCTTTTTCGTGGGTTGATCCGACCACGAACACAGACGGCTCCCCGATCCAGCCGGGCGAGATCACCGGTTACAACGTCGGTATTCGCTCTGCAACGGCCGCAGGGAGCGCTGCGGGTACCTATCCCATCACCGTGCAGGTGCAGGGCGCCACGGCCGCCAAAGAGGCTGTGAGCGCGATTGGCACGGTGCTGAAGCCGGATACCTATGCCGCGGCCATCCAATCGGCGGGCCCGGTCAACAGCGCGTGGAGTGCGGAGATTCAATTCACGATCGCCCAACCGGTGCCGAATCCGCCCACGGATTTTGGAGTTGCGTAAAGGCTTGGTGGCTCTACCTCTTACGCAAAGGTCCCAGGCCAAAGTGTCACCCTTAAATTGGCGGCTGCTAGGACGGTAACCGCGGAGACTGTCATGTCACGCACGATAGGCTCAGGCGCACTGAGCGCAGAAATCCAACAGGAGATATTACGCGCCTTTACGGCACGGAAAGACTCCACGATTCCCGCGCTCGCCAAAAAGCATAACGTGTCAGAAAGCATCATAAAGGGGGTGTTGTATCGACTCCGCAAGCGCACTCGTGTAGTGTTGGAAAGTCAGAACCTTCCTCCCGCATAGGACAATCGCCATGCCTGGCAAACCCGAGAATCGAGAATCCGCCCGCGAGCTGCCGTCCAAAGCCAAGAGCGCCGGCTCCGGCAGTGTGAGTCACATCGAAGTGGGATCGTCCTCTTCGCACGGCATCAAATTCAAGATGCAGCACGATCCGGCGTGTGATCACTCACGTGTGCGCGGGTCGATCGGCCGCAAATGAGCCGCAAGCCCTACAGCCGCACCGAGCACGCGCCGCTACGGGGCCGCGCACAGCCCGAAGTGGCAGGAGTCCGTACCGTAGCGCGGGTGATGGCGAAGGCTGAAGCCAGCCACGCCAAGGGCTCCAAGACGACCGAGAGCGCACGTTTCCGGCTCGAACCAAATCAGGCCAAGCACACAACCGAAGGTTATGGCGGCACCGTCACGACAGACCCAGCCGAAACCATCCAGCAAAACTCAGGGTTCTGAGTTCGTGCTGCTGGCGGACCTTCTGGGTGTGAAGAAGCGCCGCAAGAGCGCGCGCGAAGCGTTGGAGGAGGCCAAGAAGCGCAAATGACCGAAGAGGCGGACCTTCGCAAGATGGAATGGCAGTGGCATTGCGATCTCGACCCTGACAGGCATTCATCGCGGGCTGAGGTAAGCAAGAGCGCTGCACTCGCCTTCGATTGGCTCAAAGGGAAGTATCCAAGTCTTGCCGGTTACACGATTGTCATTGCCGTTGTGAAAAACCCATGACGCCCGACCAGGTCAAAGGCAATCGGCTTTTTCTCGTCTGCACGGTATGCGGCCCGGAGATGGAGTACTCGCTTGAGCTCGCCCGGCGCAAGAACGCTGGTTTCGAAAAAGTCATGGACAGACGCATGATCGAATCCTGGTTCGACAAGCATCAGAATTGTGGAGACGGAAAGGATCATTTCAAACTCGGGATGGAGCGCAATCCCGATTGGGATAAGGGCGTGGTCGTGAAGCCGGATTCCCATGTTGGCGCTCATGTCCGTCTGGCGCTGATTAAGTCCGACCGGGTAAAGATCTGATGCAGCGTCACATCGAGCACATCGGCACCCGGATGAAGAACACGCTCAACGCCTTCGTGAGCGCAGAAGAGACCATCCGCCCCTTGCGCGACCATCTGGTCGTCGGACCATTGCCGTGGAATCCGAGTGAGATCCTCGAAGTTGAATGGCACGGCGAGTATCTGCGCGGCAAGGTCCTGGCAGTCGGTCCCGGCCACTACCCGAAGAAGTACAACGGCCCGAAGGGCAAACGCACCAAGTCCTGGGACTCGAAAGCCTTCCAGCCCTGTGACGTGAAAGTGGGCGACATCGTGCAACTCGGGGGACTGGAGATTCGCGGCTACCTGTTCAATACGCTGATGTGGGCTGGCCGCACCGTGATTCTGTGTCGCGAGGCGGATGTTGTCGGCATCGAGTCCAGGAAGGATGCATGAGCGGAAAATCGGACGCTGAATGGCGCCGTCATATTCAAGCAGGGGAACTCCTTGAATTACGCGCCGAAATGACACGATTGAAGGAGCGTGTTGACCGACTGGAGCGCGAGAACGCTGCTTGGCGCGAGTCCTTCAGCCGTGGCTGCATGCCACCGCCGCGCCCGATTGCCACGAACTGAACAAACAGCATGGGTGCAGCCCTTCAACTGATCCCCCACCAATGGAAGCCAGGCCAGTCTGGAAATCCGGCCGGCCGTCCCAAGGGTTCACGCTGCAAGCTCGAGGAAATCTTCCTCGCCGATCTGCTCGCATCCTGGCAAGAGAAGGGCAAGGACGCGATCAGCCGCGCGATCGAGGACGATCCCGTTGCCTACGTCAAGACCGTGGCGAGCCTCATGCCCAAACAGGTTGACCCCGAAGGCGGATTGAACGGTATCTCCCGAGATGAGCTCCGCACTGCCATTGACGCGCTTAGAGGCTTCCTCGCTGCTTCAGATGCTGGAGAAAGCGGAACTCGCGCTGGCCAGTCAGGACAAGCTGAGTGAGTACGCGCCGTATCCGAAGCAGCGTGAGTTTCACGACGCAGGCGCCGCATATCGTGAACGAATGCTCATGGCTGGGAACCAGCTTGGAAAGACGCTCGCGGCTAGCTTTGAGACCGCAATGCATCTCACCGGACGCTATCCGCTCGATTGGAAGGGCAAGCGTTTTGACAGGCCGGTTCGATGGATAGCCGGATCCGAATCCGCGGAGCTGACACGCAAGGGCGTGCAACGCCTGTTGCTCGGACCACCAGAGAACAAGAGCGCTTGGGGCACCGGAGCCATACCGAAGGAATGCCTGATCGGCACATCGCCGCGGCAAGGCGTTCCCGATGCTGTCGCTTCAATCCTCGTGCAGAGCGAGTTCGGCGGCCAATCTTCGATTCAGCTGCAGAGCTACGATCAGGGCCGCAGCAAATGGCAGGCAGAGACTCTGGACGGCGCGTGGCTCGACGAGGAACCACCGGAGGATGTGTATTTCGAGGTGCTGACCCGCACCAATACGACTCTCGGACCGGTCTACACGACCATGACACCGCTGCAGGGCATCTCGAATGTTGTGAAACGGTTCTACCTCGACAGGGTGGACGGCACGCATCTCACAATGATGACCATTCACGATGTGGGTCATTACACGCCAGAGCAGCGTGCAGTGATCATCGCGAGTTATCCCGAGTTCGAGCGCAACGCCCGTACCAAGGGCATCCCGCAACTGGGGAGCGGTAGAGTGTTTCCGGTCAACGAAGACGATATCAAGGTCTCAGCCTTCCCGATCCCCCCGCATTGGGTGCAGATCAATGGGCTGGATTTTGGGTGGGACCATCCGAGCGCTGCAGTTCGCTGTGCATGGGATCGTGACAACGACATCCTTTACGTCACCGACCAGCATCGACAGCGCCAGCAGACGCCGACGATGTTCGCCGCGGCGGTGAAGCGCTGGCCCGCCTGGATTCCGTGGGCATGGCCGCATGACGGCTTGCAGCACGACAAGGGCTCAGGCGTGCAACTCGCACAGCAGTATCGGGAGCAGGGGCTCAATCTCCTACCGACTCCCGCGACCTGGCCCGATGGCTCAAATGGCGTTGAAGCGGGCGTGACCGAGATGCTTGACCGCATGAATACCGGGCGCCTGCAGGTGTTCAGCCATCTCGCGCCGTGGTTCGAGGAATTCAACCTCTACCACCGCAAGGACGGGCTGATCGTGAAGCTGGGTGACGACCTTCTTTCAGCCACGCGCTATGCGGTGATGATGAAGCGCTTTGCGGCCGTGGAGAGCAAGCCCGCGTCGAATCAGCATCACATGGGCCGGCCGCGCAGCGCCTTTGCGAATCGCCCTGACGGATGGATGGCCGGATGATGAGGGTCATCGAATTCCATGAAATGGACGCAGGGCCGCCGCTGACTCTCGAGCAGCAGGCGCGCATGGATTTCATCCTCGCGCATTGGCGCACAAACGCGGATGACACAGGCTTGGAATGGGTGCCGTGCGGGCCTGATTGTAGTCATCAGCCTGAGTAAGCCGCCATTCCAATCACCCCTGACAACATCGAGCCCGCCAAACTCGCCACCGATGACAAAGGTATCTGGCAGGAGTGCGCCGATCGCCTGCGCATTGCGATCGAAGCCGAAGGCGACAACCGCGCTCGTGGCATGCGGGCGCTCGACTTCCTGGACGGTCACCAATGGGCCGATGACCTCTACAACCAGCGTCGCATTGCCCGCAGACCCTCACTGACCATCAACCACACGCGCACGTTCCGCAATCGTGTGGTGAACAACATGAAGGTCCAGCGCCCAAGGATGAAAGTGCATCCGGTGGGCATGGGCGCTAATAAGGACAAGGCAGACCTCGTCAATGGCATCCTGCGGCATATCGAGAACCTGAGTCAGGCCGACATCGCGTACGACACCGGCGGCTCAAGCGCGGTGGACATCGGCTGGGGCTATGCTCGTGTGGTCGGTGACTATCCTGATGACCGTGCGATGCATCAGGAAATCCTGATCAAGCCGATCCGCAACACCTTCACGGTCTATATGGACCCCGACGCCACCATGCCCGCCGGGGAAGATGCGCAATGGGTGATCATCTCTGAGCTTCTGAAGCGCACGGATTACAAACGGCTCTACCCGAATGCCGAGAATCGCGACTACGCAGGACTCTGGGGCCAGGGTGACAACGAGCGCACCTGGGAGACCAAGACCACGATCCGGCTCGCCGAGTACTATCGCATTCGGATCGAGACTGAGACGCTCAGCCTGTACGACAACGGCATGACCCTGTTTGCCGATGAGGCGAGGAAACTGGACGACAGACTTCAAGCAGTCGGCGCGAGGAAGATCGATGAGCGACCCGCAGCAAGGCGATACGTCGAATGGTTTCGCCTTAACGGTCGGACCGTGGTTGATGCGCGCAAAAAAGGAGGGGCAGACGGGAAGGGGCCCTTGCCCGGAAAATTTATTCCTGTGGTGCGCTTCCTGGGTAACGTGCTGGATGTTGAAGGACGAGTCAAATTCAAGGGAATGATCGAGGACCTGATCCCCGTCGCCCAGATGTACAACTACTGGCGCACCGCGGAGACCGAGCAGCTGGCCCTCGCCAGCAAAGCACCCTGGGTCGGGCCTGAAGGCTTCAAGGGGGGGCGCCCCGAGTGGGATGACGCCAACCAGACACCCTACAGCGCGTTGGAGTATGTCCCAACGTATGTCGAGCAGCCCGATGGCACTAAAACGCCGCTGCCGCCGCCGACGCGCAACCCCGCGATCGAAGTGCCTGCTGGGTTCGTGGAGGCCGCCAAGGGCGCGGAAAGCGACCTCATGGCCATTGCCGGCATGCCACACGAGCCGGGAGCGGATACGCCGGGCACCGTGGTATCGGGCAAGGCACTCGTCAGGCGCCAGGCACTCTCCGACATCGGACACTTCCAGTACTACGACAACCAGACACGTGCGATCTGTCAGATTGGTCGCATCTGCCTCGACTGGCTGCCGTTCTACTACAACCAGCCCAACCGGGTGATGCGCATCGTGGGTGAAGACGGCGTGCCCTCCATGGTCACGGTGAACAAGCCTGTGATGCAGGGCGATGCCCTCATGGCGGTCGAGAACGACCTGACCTTGGGCGAATATGGGCTCGTCATGGATACCGGGCCGGGCTACGAGAGCAAGCGCCTCGAGGAAGCCGAGCGTGCCGTGGATATGTTGCGTATTCCTGGTATGGCGGAAGCGGTCAAACCCGCCTGGGATCTCATCCTGCGCTATTTCGGCATGGATGATGTCGCCGACCGCATCACGCCCACGATGCCCGGTGGGTTGGAGCGCGTGCTGCAGGAACTGCCGAAGTCTGCGCAGACGGTCGTTCAGGCGCTCATTGCCCAGTTAAACGCCGTGAACCAGAAGAATCAGCAGTTGGAAGCGGATCTCAAGTACGGTCTGACCAAGACCCTGCACCAGGACGCCACAAAACTGCAGATCGAGCACCTGAAGGACAAGCGCGCCGAGCGGGATACAGACGCTGACAACGCGACGAAGCGCTTTGACACCCATGTGAGGAGCGTCACCGCGCGTGATGTGGCGGAGATTCAGGTCGCAGGAAAGCTGCTCGACACACATGCTGCAGCCGGCCACGCAGCCCAGGCGGATGCTCGTCGCATGCTGCATGAGGGAGAGCAGGCGGAAGCGGATCGGGATCTGTCAGAACGACAATCACAACGTACCGAGTAATCCATGCCCAAAGTCATCTCCGGCGTCCAGGGCGCCAAAGACTTCGCCACCGAAGGCACGTTTCAGAACATCCCCGACGTGACCAACCGCCAGGGCGCTCGAAAGACGCTCACGCTCGCGGCAGAAAAGACCGCTGCGAAGGTCGTTGACGCAATCAATGCGAACGCTTCCGGTGCATCCGCGCAAGAATCCGCCAAACCTGCCGAGGCAGTAGGGCAGAAACCGCCAGAGTCGGCCGCTCCCGCGCAAGAACCCGCGGAAGATCCCAACGAGGGCGTTGCCCCCGAGGACATGGACCTCGCCGAACGCGCCCGGAAATCCATCGCGCGCAAGCACCGCGAACTGAAGAAGGCTCAGGCGGATCTCGGCAAGCTCCAAACGGATCTTTCTGACACGGAATCATTCAGCAAAGCCCAGTACGCGCGCGCCGCGGCCGCGGAAGAGAAGGTCGCCGAGCTCACACGCGAGCTGGAAGCGCTCAAAACAAAAGCGCCAGCGGCCGCGCCAGTCGAACCCGCGCTCAAAAAGCCCGATCCGAAGGACTATTACGACGAGAAGGGCCAGTTCAAACTCGCCGAATACACTGAGGCGGTCGGGGAGTACTCCGCCAAGAAGGCGATCGCGGACAAGTCCGAGGCCGACGCCAAAGAGCGTAAGAAGCAGGAAGCTGAAGCGGCCGAGTCCGCCAAACAGGCCGCCATGGAGCGTATCAAGAAGCTCACCGAGGAACAGAGCAAAGAGTATAAGGATTGGAACGACGTGGTTCCGGCCAATCCGGTGCAGGTCCACAACCTGGTTGCCGCCTATCTCATGTCCACTCCCTATCCGGGCCACATCGCATACTATCTCGCCAAGCATCCCGACTACGCCAAGAGTTTGCGCGAGATGCACCCGCTTGCGGCCATCGCGGAGTTGGGCGAATTATCCATCCGTTGGAAGAAACCGAGTCAGAAGAGCACGGAATCCAACACTGCGCCCCCAAAAGAAGACACCCGCCCGCCCGCACCCATCAGTGTGTTGCCTGGTTCGGGATCGGCCGGAGTCAACACTGATCCATCGAAGATGACACCGGCTCAGCTTCGGGCGTATGATCGTGAACGCGCGATGGCCAAACGCCGCGCGTAGCCCTAACGGGCGGTAATGTCGAAAGACGGTATGGCGCACCTGACGCGCATGGGTTAGCCCTGTCCCTCAACAGGATTGTTATTGCGCCGCGCAGCGGTTTGCACCGTGCAGCGGCTGGTTAGACCTGTCCACAACAGGACCCAACGAGGTAATCCCCATCCAATCAACCGGCTGATTGCCGGAGGAGTCATTTCGTGGCCAACAACCTGTTGGACATGGCGTATATCACCAACAAGGCGTTGGTGGTGCTTGAGAACGAGCTCGTCTTCGCCAACCGCGTCACCCGCGAGTATTCGGACGAGTTCGCGCAAACCGGCGCGAAAGTCGGCAACATCGTCAACCTCCGCCGTCCGCCCCGGTATATCGGTACGTACGGCCCCCCGCTCAACGTCGAGGACACGAACGAGACCTTTATCCAGATTGCACTCAACTACCAGTTCCACGTTGATGTGCAATTCACCACGCAGGACCTCGCGCTCGCGATGGACCTGTTTGCGGATCGAGTGCTGCGGCCCCAGATTGCCACGATTGCCAACCGCGTGGACGCGGACACCATGCTCTATTGCATGCTGAATACCGCAGCGACCTTAGGTACTTTCGGGGTCTCGCCCAACTCGCTCAAACTCTTCACCGATGCCCGCGCGTATCTGGCGAACGAGGCTTGCCCGCGCGAGGGTGAGAAGAATACGGTGTTGGACCCGACTTCCATGTCCAGCATGGTCGCGACCGTGCAGGGCCTGTTCAACCCGCAAGCGAAGATCGGCGAGTACATCGAAGCCGGTCTGATCGCTCGCGAGTTCGCAGGGCTTGACTGGTGGGAAGATCAGAACACGCCGGTATTCACCACAGGCGCCCAGGGCGGCTCCCCGGTATTCAACACCGCGCAGACCTCCACCGCGCTCCTGTCCTCCGGCTGGGCGCAGCAGGGCACGCTCTACACCACCGGCTGGAGCAACTCCACCGGTGTCATCAAGGTCGGCGACACGATTCAGATCGCCGGTGTCAACCCGGTCAACCCGCAGAACCGCAACCAGTACGGCAAGACGCTGCGCCAGTTCGTGGTGCTCCCGCCGGGTGGTTTCGTCGCTCCGCCGAATGGACAGGCCACGACGGGCATTTACTACTCGGCCACGCAGCCCTCGGTCGGTACGTTCAACAACCTGACGGGTGTATACACCTCCAACGGCTCCGGCCAACTCATGCTGACCATCGGCGATGCCATCGTCTCGGGCGGTCAGTTCCAGAACGTCACGGCGGCTCCCGCCAACTCTGCGGTGATTACCGTGAATGGTGGAACTTCCTTCGCGAGCACCGTGAGCCCGCAGGGCCTCGTTTTCCACAAGTACGCCTTCGCGCTCGCCTTCGCGGATCTGCCTCTACCGCGTGGTGTGGAGTTCGCAGCGCGTGCCTATGATGATGAGGACATCGGGATGTCAATCCGCTGCGTCACGCAGTACACCGTCAACAACGATTCCGAGCCCACACGCGCGGATGTCTTGTATGGACCAGCCAGTCTGTACCGGACACTCGGCCTGCGGATGGCGGGTTAAGGAGTAGCCATGGCAAACGTCAATCAAGGCCCGGCTACGACCGGCACCGTCAATACCCAGGCGCCGGTCTCCTATCAACGCCTGATCGAGACGATCTCCGTCAACATGACACCTGTCGCGGTGGCGACCATTACCACCGCAGAGCAGAGTTTCGGTTCCAATGGGGCCACTCAGGCCACCGCGGCAACCGGCATTCTCGCGGGAGATGTGATCCTTGCGGTTTCCCCGCCGTCTACCGTTGCAGGTGTGGGCATCGCAGGATGGCGCGTGGATACCGCTACGAACGACAAGTTCTATGTGACGTTCGTCAATCCCACCGCCGGCTCGGTGACACCCGCTTCGGGCCAATGGCTGATCACCGTCGCTCGCTACAATACGAGCAACGGCCCGACACCGGGCACGCTCAGCACGTTGCCAGCCACGGTGTACTAAGGAGGCCATATGGGCGTTGGTCCTCAGCTGGTTACCTACGGCAATGTAACCTCCACGTTCGTGCTGCAGGTGTCTTTGACGCCTGCAGCAACGGCCGCCACGACCTCGGCAGAGCAGACATTCACCATTCCGGGACTTGCGGTAGGGGACCAGATTTCGGCCATCAACTTCCAGGGCGCCTGGACAGTGCTGGTCGATATTGTCAACTACCGTGTGGCGGGCAATAACAGTCTGGGCGTGAGCTTCCAGAACAATACGGGAGGCTCCCTGACGGCGCCTTCCGGAACCTATCTGGTGGAGGTCAACCGGCCCGGAATTGCCCCGGTGGGAGTGATTCAGTAATGGATGTTCGCGTTTCCACGGCGGACCCCCGGCTGCTGCATTCGACCTCCGCGGTCAATGTGGCAGCCGGAGCAATCGGCGGCGTAGCAGGGAATGCAGGAGACACACTCCTGTACTCAGTTCTGATCCTGAAGAACGCCGGTCCTGCGACACTCACTATTGCAGGGTTCCGCGGTGAGGATGGCACCGCTCGCAATGTTGTTCTGACCGGCTCAAGCACCGTCGATACTGTCTACAATTTCGGCGCAGGTTTGAGAAATACCGGTGCGGCAATGACGCTGACCGCCTCGGTGGCGGATTGCGTATTGGTTGGCTTGCAGGCGGCGTAAGTGGCTGCCACGGCCTCTACCGCCGGAGACATCATCACCGGGGCACTGCTCAATCTCAACGCCTATTCCCCGGCGCAGACGCTTTCGTCCCAAGATGGGACGGTTGGACTTCAGACTCTCAATGACCTCGTTGATTCCCTGAACAACGACGAGGACTTTCCCTTCACTCAGATCGAGACCATTTACACGTGGATCTCGGGCCAGTACGAGTACACGGTCGGCAATCCGACGAGCGCAACCACGTTCACAGGCATTTTGACCTCGGGCAGCAATGCCATTACCTCCGTCAGTCCGCTGCCTTCCGGACTTCTTGCAACGAGCGGCAATCAGACCGGCTCCACGCTCACGGACGTGGGTGGAGTTATCCCGAGCACGAGCCAGCTCCAGCCCTCACCGCCGTATCTGCAGACCAATAGCAACCTGATCTCCACTCCCACCACGGTGACGCAGATCGGCGTACCGCTGGTCTTTACCGCCGGACTCTCAGGCGGCGTGACCTCCGCAACACTCTCATCCGTTAATGGTGTGGCGGGCGGCTGGCCCTATGTGACCGGTGCGAACAACGTGACCTTCTCCGATGGGGAAGTGCGGTCGGTTACCTTCACCAACGGCTCTACATCCATCTCTTGGACCGGGGGACTGTCAAGTAACGTCACAAGCGCCGCGAGCGCCCCGAATCTCATTCTGATGAGTGCCGCGGCGACTGCGACACCCTCAACCAACCCCGACACGATCAGCTACACCATTCCCGGCAACATTCCGATTGCGCGTCCTTTGCGCTTTCGCAGCGGATTTACGCGGGCCTCTGCGGGTGGTGGCAACGCGAACCTGGATTACTCCTTCACGTTTGTCGATTTCGATGCGTACAAACGGGAATTGTTGAAAAACGTGCAAGGTCCCTGGCCCTATATCGCGACCTATCAGCCGAATTTCCCGTACGGGGTGATTTACGTCTATCCCAACCCTTCGGCCGGGTACGTCGCGCATCTGTTCTCGGACTTCATCATTCCGACGTTCGCCTCGACCACGAGTCCCTATGCGATGCCGCAGGGCTATTCGAGGGCACTGAAGAAGCTCCTGGCGATCGAATTGGCGCCCATTTACGGGAAAGTGGTCTCGCCGGAGCTCAGAAACTCAGCCAAAGCGGCAGTGGATCTGCTGAAAAGCACTAACAAGACCCCGATCAAGACGCTGCAGTACGACTCGAGTATTGCACGAGCTCAGACGGTGGACGCCGGTTGGATACTTCATGGCGGATTCCGCTGATGTATCGGCCGATCGATCCCGGTTTCGTTGGTCCGTCCTACGAAGCAGCTATGCAGTTGCAGGACTTCCAGCGCTGCATCAACTGGTTTGTCGAGCGTGATCCGAATAAGGATGCGAAAGAGCCCAAGGCGCTTTTGGGCTGTCCGGGCTTAAATCCACTCATCCAGTTGACGGCCAATACTCCCGTCCGGGGTGCATGGGTGCTTCCCGGCGGTACGCAAGCCATTGTGGTGGCCGGGAGCGCTGTGTGGATCGTCACCCAGACCACTCCCGCCACCCAGACCTCCTTGCCGCAATTCTCATCGACCCAGGTGGGAACACTCAACACCAACAATGGTGTGGTGGTCATTCGTGACAATGGCGTGCTGCAGAATGGCCAAGGGGGCTTTTGCATGCTGGTGGACGGCCAGTCCGCCTACTACTACCTGCTTTCGGGGGCGCAGCAGACGGTCTCGTTTACTGCAAATGTCAGCTCCGGTAGTGCCACGATTTCCTTCACCGGAAGCCTACCCAACGGGCTGATCGTATCCTCTGGCGGGACGCTCTCGGACACGGGAGGGGTGATCCCCGCCAATACGCTGGTGAGCTCCATCAACACGGTGGCGCTCACCCTCACCATGTCGGCCGCGGCAACCGGCAACTCCAGTGGCGACACGGTCACCCTCACCATTCCAGTATTCGGCCAAATCACTGATCCGGGCCTACCGGCGAACCCATCACGACTCGCTTTCATTGAAGGATGGATCATTGTCAATCAGGGTGGCTCGCGGACGTTCCAGACGACCGGTCCTACGCCGTATCAGATCCTATTTCCGGGCGCTTTCTTCGCCCTAAAGGACTCCTCCACGGACAATCTCGTGACGCTCTATGAAAATGAGCGCGAATTACACTTGAAGGGCGAGCGCACGAGCGAGGTTTGGTACAACTCCGGTATCAGCGCCAATTTCGCCTTCTCCCGTATCCCCGGAGTGGGCCCACAGATCGGCTGCTCCGCCCAACACTCTATCACCCGTGTGGGTCAAACCCTCGTCTGGCTCGCCAAGAACGAGCAGGGCGAGAACATGGTGGTGATGAACGAGCAGTACTCCTGGCGTCGGCTCTCCACTCACGCGATCGAGCACGCCATCTCCCAATATCCGCTAGTCTCGGATGCCATCGGCTATGGATACGAGGAGGAGGGGCATCTCTTCTACGTACTGACCTTCCCGACCGCAGATGCAACGTGGGTTTACGACATGACCTCCGAGCTGTGGCACCAGCGCGCATCCTTCTCAGGCGGGACATTCCACCGCCACCGCTCCAACTGCTTTATGGACTTCGGGAATATCCGGATGGTGGGGGACTATCAGACCGGCCAGCTCCATCAGATGTCCCGCAGCTATTACACGGATGCCGGAAATCCCTTGGTGTGTGTCCGACGATCCCCGCACATCTGGGACAAGCCTGGCCGCGAACGGGTGTTCTTCAATCAGCTTCAGATCGAATTTACCCCCGGGGTGGGGTTGCAAAGCGGGCAGGGCAGTACGCCCACTCTGATGCTGCGATTCTCCGACGACGGCGGATTCACCTGGTCGAATCAGTTGACCTCGAGTATCGGGGCGGCCGGGGCAACCAAGTACCGGTGCATGTTCTATTTGCTCGGCTATGCGGATCGTGATCGGGTTTGGGAAATGCAGTACTCGGATCCCACCCCAAGAGATGTCATCGGCGCCACGCTCTATGCGGAGGCCGCGTAGTGGCAACGCCGCAATACCGCGTGGTGCCCACCTACGAGCAGCCACTGGTGGTCAAGGACAACACCAGCTCCGCCTGGTATCGATACCTGCAGCAGAACGAGCTAGGAACGCCTCCCGCGGCCGAGAGCGCGGTCATCCCAACTGGCTCGCCCTTTACCTACACGGCCGGCCGTAAGGGCTTCCTGATTATCCAAGGGGGCACCGTCAGCCAGGTCGCCTTCTCTCGGTCAGGCACGTTCTACAACGTCGGGCAGACTTCGGGGGCCTTCACGCTGGATCAGAACGACCAAATCAAGGTCACTTACAGCGTGGCTCCTACCCTGATATGGGTGCCGACATGATCCATACCGGATTACGTGCCCATATGACTCCTATTGGAAGGTTTCACGTGGAACCATTGAGTCAGGAGTTGCAGTCTCATCCGGAGTTGTGGGGACAGTTTCCGCTGCGCACCCATCCAAAAAGCCCTCACCGTGAGGCTTCGGATATCTGGGTGCGTTACAACGCGATCGAGAATCTGGGCCCGGCATTCAACGAGCCGCACGATTCTGTGTGGTATCCGTGCGCCGACCTCATTCCATCCGTGCGGCGCTTTGTCGAAGAGTTTGCGCGCCAAAAAGGCGCGAAAACCATTGGCGGCATTCTCCTCACCCGTATCCCGCCTGGGAAGCAGGTCTACTGGCACAAGGACAGCGGTTGGCATGCGCAGGCGCACCGAAAATTTATCGTGCTCCTGCGCGCGGATCACAAGCAATTCTTCGAGTTTGAAGGCGAGGCGCTCCAAGCTGACACGGGTGATTGCTTCGAGTTCGATAACAGTTATGCTCACCGTGTAGTGAACAACTCCGATAACGAGCGTATTTCGCTCATTATCTGTTTGCGGGATTTCGAATGAGCGAGTACCAATTGCGGCGCCTGGCCTGGGATACCTACTTCGCAGGATTGGTCTCGATCAGCCTGCATCCGGGCACTACACGAGATGCCGCGGTTAAGCGCAGCGTGGCGGAGTGCGCCGAGATCGCCGACGAAATGCTCGCCGAGCGCGACAAGCGCTTCCCTGAAGGAGAGCGCTGATGCCCTGGGGCGCGATCGTAGGCGGTGTGATTGCTGGAGCTGGTTCCATGATTGGAGGCAGCGAGCAGGCGAGTGCGGCAAGTGATGCTGCCAATACCAACCTGCAGGAATTCAACACTATCACGCAGCAGGAGAGTCCGTTCATGCAGTCCGGCTACGGCGGGTTGCAGGAGTTGGACTATCTCTTGGGGATCACACCGACATCTGCCTCGGGAGCATCTCCTTCAGCCGCTTCGCCGTACGCTTCCTATATGCCGAGCGACGGCGGCATTCCGGGGACAGTCAATGACATGCTGTCCCGCCATGGCAACCCGAACGGCTGGAACAACGGCAGCATCAGCGGAATACAGCAGTCTTCGGAAGGGATGGGAGGGTTGGGCGGTTCAGGAATGCCGGTTGGCCGTCCTGTGCCTTCTAGTGGGTCGCCCGGTGGCGGTTTTGGATCGCTTGTCAGTCCCTTTACGATGCAGGACTGGCAACAGCTCTCGCCGATGTACAACTTTCAGCTTCAGCAGGGGCAGCAGGGTGTCCTCAATGCCGAAGCCGGAAGCCAGGGCGCGCTCTCGGGCGCGGCGCTCAAGGATCTCATCTCCTTCAATCAAGGTACGGCAAACCAAAGTTTCAACAACGCATTCAACCTGTATCAGCAGCAGCAGGGAAACATCTTCAACCGCCTAATGAGTGTCACGGGTCTGGGGCAAACGGCAGCGGCAAACACCGGCGCTCAAGGGACGACACTCGCCGGCAACATCGGCTCTGCACAGATTGCCGGCGGAAATGCAATGGGGACAGGAATTCAGAATGCCGGCAACATATTAGGAGGAACAGCTAACGCGTTAGCTGCATATCAGGCGTTGGGGCAAGATTCTGGTCCGGTAACTACTCATTATCCGACAGGTGGCGGAGGGGAAGGCGGTACGCTGGACGCAGGCGGCGGTTATACCTTCACTTACTAACATGGCCGATTACGCCACCAACCTTCCGAGCATCCCATACAACCCCATGCAGGGGATTCAAACCTTGCAGGGAGTCTTGGGCATTCAGGCGCAAAAGCTCGACATTCAGAAAGGGCAGCAGGAACTTCAACAGGTCACGCAGAAGAATCGTGAGCTGACCAACCTCGCGTCTTTCACGCAAAAGGCGATGCAGGACCCGGCATATAAGATGCCGGATGGTTCTCCCAACATCGCGAAATTCCAGAACGATGCCATGGCTGTGGCGCCGGTATATGGGCAGGAATCCATCGGCCGTGCGACGGAAAACTTCCGCTCTGCGGTGAATACCCGGCGGGACCTGCAAAGCTTGTCAGGCGAGCAGAATAAGGCCCTGTCGGGCTTCTTCCAGTCGGTTGCCGGCATGGAGAATCCGACCCATGACGATATCCTGAATGCAGCCGGGCAGGCGAGGGCGAACAACGTAGATCCAGCGTTCAACCGTGCGCTCGATCGGGCATTGATGAATTTCGACCCTTCATTGGGACCGAAAGACATTCGAAAGCGCGCTGGAGTTGCCGCTAACACGTTAGGCGGCATGACGGGTGTAACACCTACAACTGTGGACACGGGTGCGGGTGTTCAAGGTGCTACGGCCAACAATTATACGGGCGCAATCACGCCTGCCGGTACTGCAGTGCGTCGAGGGCTTTCTCCAGGCGTTCAGATTCTCACAGACTCCAACGGTAAGCAGTACCGTTACAACACACAAACCAATCAGATCGAGGGCCAGATTGGCCAGCCCGCGCCGGGAACCACCCAAGGGCAGGGCGGCTTTACGCAACCCATCCCGAATCAGGGAGTCAAGCAACAGGCGATCGAGGACACGCGACGTGCAGATGCGGATTACGGTGTCAATCGACATGTCAACGATGCTCTATTGAGACTCTCTCAGGACACCTCTACCGGCCCCGGTACAGAGGTCTGGCACCACGTTCTGGGAGCGCTCGGAGCTCCGGTCGGGTCAAACAACGTCTCGGATTATCAGACGATTGGCGCCTATCTCGATCGTCAAGCGGCATTGTCTGCCAAGCAGATGGGGCTTCCAGATACAAACGCAGGCCTTGCAACTGCTGCATCTCTTTCGGGAACTACAAGCTATCAACCCAAGGCGCTGCAAACGAAGGTGAAACTGACGGATGCGTTGGTGGAAGGGGCGCACCAGTACCGACAGGGGTTGGACCGCGTGATTGGGACAGGCCCGAATCAGGACTTGTCCCGCTACGACGCCTATCGGGCGGCCTGGGCACAGAGCTTTGATCCGAATGTATATCGGCTCGAGAACGCGGTTCGGCGCAAGGACACCGAAGAAGTCCAAAGTCTCAAGAAGGAGTTGGGTCCGGATGGATTGAAGGCGCTCGCGCAGAAACGGCGCAACCTCATTCAACTCTCACAAGGGCAGATCCCCGGTGGCTGACCCGATTGACGATTTCCTATCATCGGGCGGTCAAACCCCGATCGCAGTCAGCGGGACGCCTCCGGGAGGAAGCGGCGATCCGATTGATGACTTTTTGAGCTCTGGCGGCCAATCCACACTGACGGCGGCGGTCTCTTCTAGGCGCTACGTTTCCCCAGTCGATGAACCGCGGCCAGACAACGCGGCCGACGTGGTTGCGCGCAAGGTCATTGGCGGGACAGTGGCCGCGATCGTCGGCGGCTACAAAGGCATGTGGGATCTCGCGACCGGCAAAGGCCTGGACAAGGCCGTTCAAGACATCCGCGGAATTCAGGCAAGCAATGAAAACCCGCTGGGAGAAACCGCCTCAGGAAAGGTTGCTTCCAAGGCAATGGAGTCGCCATACAACCCGATGAATTGGCCCGATGTGGTGGGCGAGAAGCTCGCTACGAAAGCCCAGGACGAGGGTATTCCCTGGAACCCCTGGAGGGTTGGGAATATCCCAGTGGGGCCGGCTGCTGCCACCGCATTTCGGATTGCGCCGGATGCGCTCGCGATGCGCGTCGGGCAGGCGCTCTCTAAGGAAGAATCGCCAACCTGGAACCGTGAGCCGGAACCCGCGTCACCTCCGCTGGTTCCCGCGCAGGACGTGCCGATGCCCGCAGAGTTGAGCACCGAGCCGACAGCACCACGGCAATACCCCGCCGAAACGCCGCGCGAGCCCTTTGAGGAGCAAGCCCCGGCGGTGAAGCCGGGAGAAGAACTCCCGTCGCCTGAGCAGGCGCGACGAGCTCGGGTGCTTTCCGAGGTCGGTCTTCAAAACGGCTACCGCAAAAGCGCGGTGACCGGCGACCCCCTCGAAGCAGCTACCGACTACCAGCTCTCGAAGCTCAACACCGAGCCGGGCCATTTCGCCATGAACCTACTCGACAATGAGCGCCAAGCGCTACGGTCATATGCCGAGGACACCGTTTCCCAGACTGGTGGCCGTACGGGAGATACTCAGACCGACACGGTGGCTCGCGGAAAGTCTGTTACCGGTGCTCTGGATGCGCTGGAGGGCTCCTATGACAGCCGTATCCGCTCGCTATACCAAGCCGCCGATGAGCGAGCAAAGGGCGTTCCAACCGATTTGGGAGGCTTTCAGGACGTGCTGAAAGACGACTCCCTGATGACCAACCAGGATCGGGTTGGGCTTCGTGGAGGACTGAATGCCTACCTCAAAAAGCTCGGTGTCGTTGATGACAACGGCAACATCACCGCCTCAGTCCAGCAGGCCGAGACGATCCGAAAGTATCTTAATGACGAGTGGTCACCGCAGAATTCAAAGCTTGTCACGAAGCTGAAAGATGCTCTTGATGAGGATGTGACCAAGGCAGCCGGATCAGACATCTACCAACAAGCCCGGGCACTCAGGGCAGAAAAAGGCGCCACGCTTGACAATCCGAAAGGGATCAACCGGATCATGGCGGCCGAAGGGCCGGAAGGGATCAATCGCACGGTCTCCTCCGACAAGATCATGCAGAACCTGGAGACCATGGACCCGGCGCAGTTGCGCCACATCATGGACACCCTGAGGGGAATGAAGGGCGATCTCGCCGAACAAGGGCGGCAGGCGATCGCCGATATCCAGTCGCATTTCGCTCAGCGGGCTTACGGGATCGGCGATGGTCACGAAGTCCAGTGGAACTCCAAAGGCTTCAACCAATTCCTGAAAAACAACAGTGAGCGCCTCTCGGTTGTCTTTCAGGACAAGCCCGAGGTGCTACGCCGGCTCTATACGTTGAATGAAGCCGGCAAAATTCTGCGATTCAATCCTGGCTACCCCGGCGCGGCGGCGCAGGCCATCAACATCGGCAAGGCCGGAACGGTTCCGAATTACCTGCACCGCGGCATTACGATGGGGGCTTCGGCTCTGGGAGGGGTGCTCACCGGAACCCCATTTGGAGCGACCGCTGGCGGGGTAGTGGGCGATGTGATTGGTGGGAAGGCGGCCAAAGCTGCGGCTGACCGAGCTGCCATGAAAGCGGCTACCGATCGGGCGGTAACTTCTGGTGGAGCGTCTTCTCCATGAACCGGTTGAAGGCGCGCTGCTTTTTGATTTTCTCCCGGTTCATCCATCGACGGATGCAGCCGACGAGCAGCATGAGACCGGGCACGGGGTTCATGGCGAGTAGTCTATGACGACCACCGTCCTGTCACCACTGCTTGTGCAGCGCTTCGTGGACAACAGCGGCAACCCGCTGGTGAACGGGCAGATTTTTACATATGTGGCCGGCAGTACGACCCCGCAGGCGACCTATACGGACTCCACCGGAGGAACGCCGAATACGAATCCCGTGATCCTGAACTCGCGGGGTGAGGCGTCGATTTGGATCCCACCGAACACCGCCTACAAGTTCGTGATCGAGGATCAATTCGGCAACATCATCAAGACCATCGATCAGGTTATCGCGAGCCAGCTCATTACGCTCTATGGCGGAGTGGATACCGGCACAACTAATAACTACATCCTAAATTTTACAGCAAACTTCAGCGCCTACGCAGACGGCATTGTCATTTACTGGATTCCAGCACACAACAATACCGGACCTTCCACGATCAATGTCAATGGATTAGGTGTAGTGAGTCTGACCAATCAGGATGGTAGCTCACTCGGTGCTAATGAACTGGTTACAAACCAAGTCGCCACGATCATGTACAAAGGAGGGGCCTTTCTCTTAATAGCATCCGGAACGATTGCTGTATCGGGGACATTCACCGGAACATTGACTGGGTTCGGTTCTACGTTGACCCAGACGATCTCATATTGGATTAACGCGAAGCAATGTATCTTGCGATCCCCGGCAACTCTGGGGACCTCGAATGCTACCTCCATGACAATGACGGGGCTACCCAATGCGGTCACTCCGCAATCAGGCGCCAGCACAATCCCCTGTGTATTAGAAGATAACGGCGCCTCTATTTTTGGATGGGCACAGGTTAATTCAGGGACTGGAACGATTACGTTCGGAGCAGGAGCGGGAAATAATCAGTCTGGCTTCACCGCGTCCGGTACCAAAGGACTTAACGCCGGCTGGTGCATCACTTACCCACTAGGTTGATATGACCGCGCAACCCGCACCAGTACCGCAATGGCGCAACGTTGACAACACGGGAGCGGCGCTCGTCAATGGACTGCTCTACACCTATGCCGCGGGAACCACGACTCCGCAGGCCAGCTATACCGATAGCACCCAGGGGACGCCCAACACCAATCCTGTACAGTTGAATGCGCGTGGCGAGGCATCTGTTTGGCTTGATCCCACGCTCATGTACAAACTGGTGATCACCGATCAGTTTGGCAACACCCTATGGACGCAGGATCAGGTCCCGGGTGGTTATGTGCCTACGGCACAGATTGCCGCCCAAATTCCGCCCGTTCTCGCGACAATCACAAACCAACCGATCCTAGCTTCTTACGCCCGCACCGCCGCCGAGATCGCCGCCAGCGTCACGCCCACGAATTATGCGTATCCGGTCCTGACACTTGAGCGATATGGTGGCGGTACCTCTGCATCAGCTTCAGCGAACAATACCGCTCTGTCGGCCGCTTTAGCGGTAGCGACCTCAG